TTTGATACCGCACATCCCCTGATCTGGGATGCATTCTCAGGTTTCCCTGGTCCTGATGTAGACTATTCGGGTGTCAATGAAGCCCCAGTGCCACAGGATGGCAATGCCGTAGTCTACATCTACAACCTACTAGGAGCCAATTTTATCGTCAATCAACCAACAGAAATTGGTAGACTTAAGTTTAATCCCTTGGTTGCTGGTTATGAAACAACAGTAAATATACTTAAAAATATCCATATTGCTTATCCCGTTAAGACGGTGATCTATGGTTCTAATGTTCCTGGAATGCCAGTTACTGGTACTTTAACAGGAGCTACCTTAATCAAGGTACTGGGAGATGTCAATAACGATATGGTTGTCAACTCTCAAGATATGGCTACGCTATTAGCCAACTGGGGTGTTGTTTCTTTTACAAACAATCCTTGTGATCTAGACGGTAATGGTCAGGTTGGCTCTGAAGATTTATTAATAATGTTAAACAATTGGAGATAGGAGATACAATGCAAAAATATAATTTCAATCAAAAAAGCCGTGGTCTTGGTGATACAGTAGCAAAAGTAGCATACATAGCATCACTTGGAAAACTAACACCCGACAACAAATCTTGTGGTTGTAAAAAAAGACAAGATGCTTTAAATAAACTTGTACCTTATGGTACTCCTGTAAACCCAATAACTGAAGTAAAGAAGGAAGGTAAATAATGGGAGCTTACACTAGATTAGAAGCCGTCAATACTATGTTACTTGGATCTGGAGAGCATATCGTAAATAGTTTGGATTCTGAATCTGGTGTAGATACCAGTATTGCTGAGTTTATCTTAGATCAAAATACAAAACAATTCCTTACCCGAGGTGTAGTTAACAATAGATTTATTAAAAAACTAACACCATCGACAAACGCAGATCCAGCTAAGTTTGGAAAAATCTTTCTTCCGATTAATACTCTTAGTGCTGAGATTGCAGAACCAGTATTAAACACAGATAACAGTGAATATGTTATTGCTGGTGTTAAGCAAAACCCACCTAGACTATGGAATATAACAGATCAAACAGATGTCTGGGAACAAAAGGAATATGTTATTGATGTTACTGTATATATCAATTGGGAAGATATTGATACAGCAATGCAGAAATCCATTATGTCAGTAGCCGCAAGAGACTACCAGGCGTATACAAATGGCGATGATAAGTTAGATGTCTTCTTGGCTCAAAGAGAAGTAGTCTATACCAGCAAAGGTAGAGGCCAAGATATCAAAAAGAAACGAAGAAACATCTTCTTTAACAATGTAGATGCTAGTGAAATAGTAGACCGAAGTGGACCAGATTCTGGATTGACAATTAGAAGATGGAGATTTAGATAATGTTTGTACGAATTCCTATTAATTCTTTATCGGGTGGTGTATCAACGCAACCCAATACTAAAAGACTACAGTCAGAAGTAGAAGAAGCAGAAAACGTTGTCCTATCCTTAGAGAGATCTTTAGAAAAAAGACCACCTCTTGTAAGAATTAAAGGAGGAACTACAAATAGTTCTTTAGATATTCCAAAGGCCAAGATAACAGATTCTTCCTTGGCTCAAGATAATCTTTATTTTCATTTTGTAGATATTGACGGTGCTAGAAGATACTGCATTGTTATTAATAGATCTGGATTTATTCCAACAACAGCTAATAATAATTCCTTGGTTCCTCCAAATAAAAACGAATTGATTACTGTTTTTAGAATAGAACCAACAGAATGGATTAAAGAAGAAGTTGATTGGGCTAACATAGATCGTGGTATTTTTGAATACATAACCAACTGGGCTTATAAAACACAGAGCCAGTCCTATAAAGACTATACAATAGATGAGGTTTTTGGTTCTATTGATTGGGGTGTTGGTTGTATTTTATTTAATAAAACAATACCATTGGATTTTTTACCAGACAATAGTGGTTATTTAAGCGGGTCGTCAGCTGAACTAAATAACGCAAATAGAGCGGAATGGGGATCTCCCGATACAAGCCTAACTAGGTTTATTCATAGTGGAGATGTTTTTAATTACAAAATTTCAGACGCAGAAAATGGAAATGGTTGCATAGTACCCTGTCTAGACGCAACACCAGGCGGAACGTTAGCTATTTCCTTAGCTATAAAAAACGAAAACTCAATTGGATTTGAGAGATTTATTGCACATGTAAGAGACGATATAGATTTTAAAGTCCAGGATCTAACTTACAATCTAATTGAAGTTGGTCAAAGCAGAGAAAACTTTTCTTTTGTAGATACACCACCAGACAATACAGATATATTGGCATTCTCTGGTTGGAATGCAGGAGTATCAATTAGACATCTTTACCATACACCTCAAATTGGTGGTGGTGAAATCGCAGGAAACGATGTAACAAAAGACTGTGGTTATTATCCATCTCCACTACCTCCTATTGAAATAGAAACAGCAGAACAAGCTCTTGGTTTTGGAAAAGTATGGAATACAAGAGAACCATACTTGACATTCCCCGATGGTTTCTATCGTTCTCTTAGAATAAATAAACAACCATACTTTTTTAGAGTAAGATCAGAAGGTCCTAATTCAGTATTCGATCATAGAACATTTCCGATTATTATTCAAAAAGATACATCTACCGAACAAGGTAAATGGACTGTTAAATACATGCCACTGGAGCCAAGAAAAAGTGGAACCAGTATAAATAACAAAGGACCTAAGTCAGTTTCCAGTAAGGAAAAAATAACTGGAATGGCTTTTTGGAAAGATAGACTTTGGATTGGAACAGACCAAAACATCTTCTCCTCGGCAACTGGAGATTACTTTAATTTTTGGATTAATAACATATTTACAGTTACCGATATAGATCCAATTGATATTTCTTCAAACGTAGGTAGTACAAACTTTATTACTAACCTAATCCCATTCCAACAGTTTATGTTTGTAACTACTAGTGGATCTACTCAGTTTGAAGTACGAGGATCTTCACTTGATGCGGGTATTTCTCCTTTTAATGTAGAAATAAGACCTACATCATTCTTTAGTACAGCCAGTATTGCCAATCCTCAGAAGATGGCAAACAGTATATTCTTCTTTGATTCAAGCAAAGTATACGCTTATTACGGCGGCCCCAGTCAAAATCTTGATTACAGTGGATCTTTAGATGTAAGCATGCATGTAAACGGATACCTACCATCAGAAATAGGATTAGCTACTTGTAATCCATCAACAAATACAATCTTCTTTACAGATAAAACAAAAGGAAATATCCTATACTTGTTTACCTATAGAACAAACGGCCAACAAGTAATGCAAAATGCTTTCTACAAATGGGTATTCTCGTCTTATGATAACATTGTAGGTTTAAAAGCTTATGGTAAGGATATGTATATTCTAAGTCGTAGAAGCACTGGGTATGGAAGTTCTATAGTACCTTACTATATTTCATTAGAACCAGTACCAAAGACAACACCTTTAATGGACTGGCTTGTTAAGTTAAATGAACCAGGTCAAAATATTATTTATGATCCTATTTCAAAAATAACAAAGTTTATACTTCCTTACTATGATCCAGATGCAAATGAAGTTGTTCTTGGTCCAGATTGGGATTACTCATCTCCAAACGGTCAACTAATATTTAATCAAGCTTATACAAGATTGCTAGATGTTCAGAATACTACTGTAGGTGGTTTTACTGTTCTAGTGGCAAATGGTAAATGGGATAAACAAAACATAGCACTTCCTGGTGATCCACCTAATTATGTGAATAGATCTGTTTATGCGGGTAGATGCTATAAGATGAACGTAGAACTTAGTACGATTTCATATAGAGATACAAATAATAATACCGTTTCTGGTGTTTTGAACCTAAAGAAAATAACAACTAGACATAAAGATACTGGTCAATACAACATAGAAATAGAAAGAAACGGTAGAGAAAGATCTGTAATAGAGTCCGAACCCATGTCTTTTAACGATATCTTAGATCCATTAGGTGGGTTTAGAATTGAAAATCATGGCGAAGCAATTGCAAAGATTATGTCTAATGCAGATCGTACTAGAATATTCTTGACTTCCAATTACCCAACACCAGTAAACATTACCAATATAGAAATAGTTGGTAATTTTAGACTAGGTAATACAAGTACACAGGTATAAAATGCCAATATTAAACTCATACGATTTACCTTATTTTACTACTGGTGGTTTTTTTGCAAACAATTTAGTGCCACCATCTTCTCCTGTTCCTTGCAATATATGTGGATGCCAGTCTACAGATACAGGACAACAACCATGCTACTGTAAAACAGGGTTTGGAACTAGTTCACCCTCAACCAGTTGCTGTCAATGTGAAGATGGTTGGATTGCTAGTTGTGGTAATATTGGAACTGGGTGTGGTACAAGTACCTGTGGAAGCACTTGTTTATGTACCCTAGAAGAATGTAACGGACCTAATTCAAAATGGTTTCCTTGTCTTTCTAGTACAAGTAATTGTGGTTCTGGAGTTCCTTGGACTGAAGGAAATATAACTTCAGAATGCTGTGGTTGTTGTGTAAAGCTTACATATGATATCAATAATAATATTACTGATTGTGTAGATACAGGATGTAGTTCATGTGATCTTTGTACAGCATGTGAAGTAATCCTTGGTACATGCAATCCAGTATATTGTCCTTGTCTTGGTAAATGGATTAGATCAGATCAGGAATGTCCATGTTGTGAGGCGGATCCACAATGCAAAGAATGTTGCTGTGAGGATAACCCAGATTGCGGTGTGTGGATTCCACTTAGTGCAACATGCAATCCAGCAAATTGTGGTAAATGGTCATGTCTTAATTGCCTAAAGAATCCACAAGATCCACTGTGTGCTGGGTGTCAGGCTTGTAATGGATCTTGGATTCCAATTACAGAAACATGCAATGGTTGTACAGATTGTCCTGGTGGTTGCACATCGCAGGATATTGCCAATGGTGATTGTGTTTATTGTGCATTTACGGGTCAATACATTCCCGTTGGGGTACTTTGTAGTCCATCATTTGTTCTAGATTGTACCGCTTTCCCTATATTTTATGGTTGTTGTAACAAGGAAAAACTAACAGTGTGCTACGATTTCAATACAAGCGATCCAATCTATTTCTCAAATAGCTCCGCAAATGATGTTATTATTCTTGAGTATCGATATAATGGTGGTATTAATGGAAGTAATGTAAACTTCTCATACAATAAGATTGCCACCTTATGTGCTATTCCAGCTAAAGATCAAATTGCAGTTTATTTTAAAAAGAGTCCAGCAACAGAATTTACAAAGTTGGTTTATGAAGCCGACAGCAATGGCGTGTTTCCATATACTGTAAATGAAAATGGAGAATACATTACATGGAATTCTGCATACATTACAAATGAAACTACCTCAGCTACTTTAGGTTCTATTGGAGCAAATGATTACATTAGAATCCAAAGAGAAACAGAAGGTAGAAAACTATTGTTTAGCTTTACTGAAGGTGCTAAACTAAGTGCTGCTGATTTAAATCTAGCACTACATCAACTCTTATTCCTAGTTCAAGAAAAAGAATTTGTAAGTTCTGATTACAACTATTATTCAGACTCAAGTCCAATTTTCCAACTTACTACTGGTGCTCTTAGTTTACCTGTAAAACTAGATTTTACTGGAGCACTTCCTGGTCGTGGTCTTATTTGGAATGGAGATAAACTAGTTGTCGGATTACCTAGCTTATCGTTAAACGATCTTTCGGATGTAGTAAGCACATCGCCATCAATTGGGGATACTATTATCTGGAATGGTAATAACTGGGTAACAAGCAGTGCTTATGCTAGTTCAGCATGGACAATCTCTGGAACATCTCCAAACGAGATTATTACCTTTAACTTAGATACTAGATTCAAGGATTGGGCTTTCTATGTTGATAATGGTTCATTTGACGCTGACACTGTTTATAACGGTGGTAGCGGTGCAACCAATATTCCAATCCCAGGAACTTATCCAAACTGGCTTGGAGCAGTTAGATCAACTATTCCAAATCTAGCAACTACCTATGCAGTAGCTAAAAAGAATATTGATTATGAGTTAGTAACTACAGGTACTCCATTAAAGGTAAAGTTGGATGCGATTGAAGCAGCAATTGATGCATTGGAAAATACAACAGCTTCTACTAAGACACCAGTATTCTATAATAACAATAACTTTGGTGTAGCAGTAACTACCCCACAAGTATCTGGCGATCTTCGTACATTGTCATTTACAATCAATGCACCTTGGAAAGTCGGTGCTGCTTTCTTCTGGATTACAAGAGAATCCCAGGATGATGCTGGTAACTATGATGCAACTCCAGATTTCCTAAATACATTTATAATTGCAGAAGGAACTGAAACTTCTGGTTTTGGTGTAATGCCTGTTAATAGAGGTAATATTAACGGAGTCCATGTATTAAACACCAGTTACTCGTTAACAGGTGCTACCTTAAGTACACTGGCAGTAAGTTTAGGATTTAGCTCTAACACCAGAAATTCCAGATGGCAAGCAACCAATGGTAATTTTACAGGAAAGTTTAGAGTTATGTTAATGCCAGCATAAGGGGTTTAATATGCCAGAATCAAAGAAAAAAGATTTAATGCAAATTATACAACTTTGTCTCGTAGCTGCTGGTGTTGCTGGATTCTTTATAGATATTGGTAAAAGATCACAAATCCTAGATAAAACAGATAAAGACCTTAGTGAATTAAAAACAATAGTTCAAGATTTAGTAAAAGCCCAAATACAAATATCATCTAATGATGCAAGGCATAGTGCTTTGCTAGATGATCTTAAACTAAGAGTAATAGAACTAGAAAGGAAGAAATAATGGATAATCGTAATACAACTGTGGCTGGTGTTGGTGCTATTTTAGTAGCAATTGGTGGAGTCATTACTGCTATGTTTGATGGAGATCCCGCGACTACCGCAGATTTTGCTTCTGCTATTGCCGCTGTAATTGCTGGTGTTGGTTTAATCTTAGCTAAAGATGCTAAAACAGACCCAGTAACACCACCAGCTAACAATGTTTGATAAAGTTTTGGCTCAAATAGCCGTAGGGATTATAGATGCATTGCTTAAAAGGATCGAAACAGGGACGATTGCCGTTGATGCTGATGTGGATCGTGACCGCCTTCGCCGTGCTGGTTCTAGGATTGATGAGTGGCTGCGGGAGCAGGACAGTCTTCATTCCAGAGGACAGCCCAATAAGGATGGGACCCAACGTCCAAGCTAAGGTATACACCTTACAGCAAGGCCAATGGATCCTAAGTAACAATCAAGTAAAGATACCTGAAGGTTGGTACTGTGTACCACCTTCTTTTGTTTCAGATAATAAACCTTTAGTTAAGGATAAGTAATAATGGATAATAACAAGACACAACAGTTAAAGGATTTACTGGTAGAGCAATTGCTTCGGGATTTGCATGATCCTGACAAATGCACACCAGGGCTATATCAGGTCATTAGAGGCATTGTAAACGACAACAAGGACGAGGCTGGCAAGATCCCTAGCGAAGCCTTGGAAGCCGTCACAGAGGCTTTAAACAAGGCTGCGCCCTTCAAGTTTAAGAAGGCCGTAATCTAAGATACATCTGGAGTCTGGGAAACCAGATTCCAGATCTTTGGAGACAATATGAAAGCACCAGAAGATGTTATTAGAGACTTTAGAAACCATCTGTATTTTTGTTTTAAATACTTAGGACTTGGTGAACCCACCCCAATGCAATACGAAATAGCCAGAGAGTTGCAAGAAGGTCATACTGATATGATCCTTTGCGCTGGTAGAGGTATGGGTAAGTCTACTATTTTATCTTGTTTTGCTAGTTGGGAATGGCTAAGGGATCCTAACTTAACAATTATTGTTTTATCAGCAACACACTTAAAGGCAATAGACTTTATTAGCCAGACTAGAAAAATATTAAATCTAGTTCCCTATATGAAATACATGGTTCCAGACGAACACAGCAAAGACTCGGCAATTGGATTTAACATTAATGCAAGAACCAAAGTAACCCAGGATTTGTCATGTACAGCAAGAGGTATCAGTGGTCAGATTACGGGTTTACACGCAGATAGAATCTACCTAGATGACATTGAAATCTCTGGTAAGAATGAAACTCCAGTTACCAAGGAAGCTCTACTAAAGAAGCTTACTGAGTTGGAGTCGATGAGAAACCGAGGTTCTAGGGTTATATTCCTAGGTACACCTCATAGTATTGAATCTATATATATTACTCTTAAAGAATCTTATCCTATAGTTCTATATCCTGCGGAATACCCCGATATCGACAGTCCAACTAGGGAATACACTAGTCCCTATATTATAGATATGGATCTAAGTCCAGGGGATCCTACAGAACCTGTTAGATTTCCTAAGGAAGAATTGCTAAGTCGTAAAGCAAAGATGGGAGATCCTAGGGCTTATGCTTTACAATATAAATTAGATTGGAGTCTTAGCGACTTAGACAAATATCCTTTAAAGTTATCAGATCTTATTATTTTAGATCTAGATAGTGAGCAAGGACCTGAAAAAATCGTATGGCAAGGTAAAACTCCAGACCGTCTTATACATGCAGTCGGACTAAACAGTGATCTGTTTATGGAACCAATGTTTGTATCTTCTCAGTTTATGCCATGGAAACAAACCATAATGACCATAGACCCTAGCGGTCGTGGTTCTGATGAAACTGGTATTTGCGTTGCTTCTAGTCTAAATGGTAGTATTTATATCCATGAATTATTTGGTTTACAAGGCGGATATAAAGACGATGTCTTAAAAAGAATTGCCAATCTTTGTTTAGAATACAAAGTAAACCTAGTTAAATATGAAAGTAACTTTGGTGATGGTTTGTTTGGTAAGGTCTTAATTCCTATGTTTGTAGACATGGGAGTAAAAGCTGGTATTGAAGAAGTAAGAGCCAAAGGACAAAAAGAAGCTAGAATTATAGATATTTTAAAACCCGTAGTAGATCAACATAGATTAGTATGGAGTAGAAAAGTAGCTAAAGATGAAAAAAATCAATATCAATTTACAAGATTAACACGAACTAGGGGTTCTCTAAAACACGACGACAGAGTAGATGCTTTAGCTTACGCTGTAGATCATTTTAAAGAACTTGTTATTATGAACCCTGATCAAATAATTCAAAAGAATCGTTCAGAAGAATTTAAACAAATGGTTAAGAATTGGGAAAATGATTTTAGAGCTGGAGATTATGTTTATAACTCAGGTGCTTTAAAACCCAATATCGAAAAACCAATTAAACTTAAGAAAAACAAACAATGGGGGTGGTAATATGGCAGCAGTAGCCCTAGCAGCAGCTGGTTTAGTAGTTAGTATTGGTGGTATGGTTAGCGGAGCAATCGGTCAATCGGCAGCACAAGAGCAAGCAAACAAAGAAGCAACTCAAAGATGGACCCAAGAAATAATGGAAAAGGGTGTATTCAATGCCAGAGAAATGTTCATGGCATCATACAATACCATCAAGCAAAGACAAAGAAACCAAGCTCTTTTTGATGCGGCTTTAAAGTATGACATTGAAAACTCCGAAGTAATTAGAAGAAAAAGTTCTTTTACACAAAAACAAATTGCTCAAAAAACAGTAACTGATATTGGTGTAATCAAAAATGCAATGGCTCAGAATGGATTATCTTTATCATCAGGTACTGCAAAAGCATTGGCTTTTTCTACTTTAATGAATTCAATTAATGATTCTGAAACAGCCTTGTACAACTCGGCAATTGAAAAAGCAAACCTACAAACACAAAAAGAAAACATGTTAGCACAACAGCAATTTGATGTATTCATTCCTAACACCTCTTTAAATTCAAGAGGACCAACCCTAGGTAATCCAAATATACCACTTTACGGTGGTTTAGGAGCAGCAGCAGCGGCGGCTGGTGTTGGCTTTGCAGCCTATGGTATGCCAAGTGGAACATCGGCAAATCCAACCGTAGCGTTAGCAACTAATGTTCCAGCAATATCAACTGTAGCTACAACCTAAGGAGATTTAAATGCCACCTATTGATCCAAGATTAACAAGAAGTTCTATTCAACCAGAAGGTACTATTGCAGCAAAACAGGTAGGAAAACCTGGAGAGTTTATCGGTGGAAAGGTAGAACTTGGTAAAACATACTCAGAACAGGTTGGACCTACTGATACAGAAGCAATGTATGGAGCATTACAAGCAATTGCTGGTGGTGTTAAAACAGGTTTAGATGCCTTTAGTCAGATTAGAACTGGTATTGAAGAAAAAGAACTTGGTGAATATGAACTAGGAGCTAGTCGTATTCTTGACGATGATACTCTAACTCCAAACGAAAAGAAAGAAAAGTTCAATACATTCCTACAAGGTGGACCCAAAAACATATGGTTACTAGAGGGAAAGAAAGATAGACTTACGGCTGGTCTTTTAAGAGAAAGCAAAAGACAATTCAAAACGGACGAAAAAGAATACATTGATGCTGCTTATCAAAAAGCATTAGAAAGAGTCCGTGAGATTGCTCCTGGATCTGCTCAACCATCGCCTGAACTTTTGATGAGAGAACTACAAGCAGATCCTGTATTTAGTTCTTTACTAGGTCAAGAAAATATAACAGCCATGTCTGTGTTTAATGAGTTGGCTTATAAGAAAAATCTTGAAGATGTGAATATTAAAAACCTAGAATTTGAAAATGTATTGCTAAAGCATACAATACCAGATGCAGCATCAAAAGATATCTATTCTTTAATTGATTACTTAAAGTCAAAGTATGATCCAAATAGCCAAACATTTAAAGAAATAGTACAGGCATTTTCTACGGTTTTAACTGAACGAGGATCTTATGAAGCATACCTTGGAGCAATGCTTCGTGAAATCGGTGTAGATAAATACATCGAAACAACCTATGGCGGTAAACAAGAAGATGTAATGAATCTTTTCCTTGGTGTTCCCACAGAATTAAAAATAAGACCAGAAGATGTCGAACGAATTAGAAGAATTAAATCTGTTATTGATAAGGACTTTGAAAGAGTCTATTCCATGCGTATGCGGGAATCAAATGCTTTTGCACAGATTCAAAGAGATTTAAATACCGATTCGATTATGAGAGATCCTGCATCGGATTCAACAGCACTTGTTCAAGTAGTAGATAGTTATAAGAATAAAGCTGGTGGAAATAACGATCAATACGCTAGACAATTGTTTACTGGTATGTCAGCAAGAATTGAAAGATTAAAGCAAGATAAAAAACTATCTTATGGCGAAGCAATTAAAACAGTAATTGATGAGTTTAAAACAATTCCAAATATTGGTTTTACTGAACAAGATCTAAAAGTACAACTTTCAGGGTTCGGTGCATATAGACAGGAAAGAATCGATAATGTAAGATCATTATCAGCAACAAGAGATTCTGATTTCAATCAAGAAGTATTTGGTATTAAAATATTCTCAATGATTAAAGAAGGTATCCCTGTTAATGTCGATGCTACAGATGAGGATATCAAAAAACTTGAAACTCTAATCCTAACTGCTGATGGTAGTCAAGAAAAAGAAAATGAAATTCTAAATAGAGCGCGTCTACTTGGAGTCTCGGATGTACTTCCTGATATTAGAAACGAAGTAATAAGATGGAATACAACTCAAGAACAAAAAACCGAAAAACTAAAAGCAGAGCAAGATAGAGATACTGCCGATGTACTGCGTTTTAGATTAGCACAGGCTTCTGCCCAAAATCCAGAAGGTGCTAGGTTAGAAATGGCAGACGCTATTAAAGGAATCACTGGTAAAACACAAGATGATCCTAAAGTTAAAGTATTACTTGATACGCTTTTTGATACCAGTCCAGAAAGTTCAACTAAAATTCTTGATGCTGGAAAAGAACTAGGACTAACGGCTGATAACTTATTACCTTTGGTTGGTATTAGAACACAAGCTGAAAAAACAGAAGCCCAAGCACAACAAGCTAAAGAAGCAAAAAGAAAAAGTTTAGCTAGTAAACTAGAAAACATGAATCCAGATGTAATTAAGGGTGGAAAACAAAGTTCCTTTACAATGGAATTATGGTCTGGTAAAATGGATAAAGAAGTCTTAGATACCATTAGAGTTCTTTCAGAATCTAGAGCCACATTAGGTGGTAAACTAGATGCTGAAGGTAATTTAATTGGTGCTGAAGCAGATGTCTTAAAAACAACAGAAGAAAAACTTGCATACAGAGCATGGAAAGAATTGTTTACACCAGAGACACTTCCATTTATATTTGAAATGGATAGAAACTATCAAAGATTTGCAGCCATTACCAGACTAGTTACAAGTGAAGTAACTACTTCTGTTTCTCCTGAAGCAAGACAAAAAATGCTTAAGTCTTATTCTGAAGGCGATGATTCAGCATTACGAAAGACGTTTTCAAATATTATATATGGTAAGTTTGGAACTGGAAAAGGTTCCGTACTTCCAGAAAACCCAATAAACGAAGACGGTACATGGACTCCAGAAGCTATTCAATACATGGCTTATTCCGCTTTCTTGGCTAGTAATGTACAAAATGGAGAAGAATATTCTATTGAACTAAAACAATTCATGGATAATCTAGGTTCATTAACAGCTAATTCCAATATAGATTTTTACACTACCGCTCAGGGTAAGTTAACAATTGCAACTATGTTACATATTGGAAAGCAACTTAAAGCCAATCAATCGCAAGGTCTTAGTTCTTCTTTTATACCACCATCGGATAGATGGGCACAACTAGGAGTTATTCTTGCAAATGTTGCTGAAGCTAGATCAATTGAAGAATCAATAACAATTACAAGAGATAACATAACATCAAGAAATATTCTTGTTCCTCTTGTTCTTAGAGCCATTAATGGAGATAGAGGTGTTTTACCCCTGGCTCAGATTAATGGTGTATTTAGACCAGCATTTACAAAACCTCAAGGTAGAATTGCAAGTGCCTTAGCAGCACAACCAGGATTGTATGTTGTTCAAGGATCATCTGGTAATTACATAACACCAAGCGAAGTAACCTATACCCCAAACGATCCTGGTTACGATATCAATGAATTTGTTTCTGCCTTACAGGGATCTGGAATTTTACCAGGAGATATAAACGGTTCTAACGATACAGCCAAGACTGAACTAAGTATGTTTTTTAGAAATAGATTGCTTACTACCGTATTCTCAACACAAGAATTACAAGAAATGTCTATTGATCAAACCATTAGAGAAGGTTTAAAATTAATTTATTCGGTTACAAGCAAAGACCAAAGAATGCTTCCAGATGCACTCAGTCTTTACTTCTCTTCCTGGGGTCCACATAGCAATCCTAATTTTAAATACATGGATGGTGAAAAGAAATCAGATGTATTCTTTGATACACTATTTACTTTTATGGATATAAATCAACTTGCGGCTCAACCAACAGTACAACTTCAATTTAGAGCAGCTGATAGAACGTCTGGTTTTCCTTTTAACGAAACTGTAGTTAGAACTCATTCTACTTATTCTAATGTAGACGGAGCACAAGTTACATTACCAGGTTACAATTCAGTATATACTGAAATAAATCCAGAAAATCCAAGTAAATCTTTTTCTGGAAACTGGTTTAGTGAAATAAGAGATTACTATAGAGATAGTTCATCTACTCCAGTGACAGAAAAAAACGCAGATGGTACTGTTAGATTTGAACAACTAAAACCACGAAGAGAAAATGGAGTTACTTTTGATGGTGACATGTACAAATTAGGATCTTCAGTATTAACCTATACTGGATTTACTGGTAGACAAAAAGTAAGTACCATAATTGGATACCTACAACGAAATGGTTGGGTAAACAACCAAGAAGAACTTGCATTGTATATTGAAGAAGCTGATAAAACACCAGGAACATTACTAGATTACTGGGAACAAATAAATGCAAACTATGGCGGTGATTTATTTGTAAGACCTTCTAAAAATCAAGGAGATTCGGATCCAACTAAAAGAGGACCAGTAGAAGATCCTTATGAATCTGGCGGAACTATAAATATAAGCCATCCTGGTGTATCTGAATTAACACAAAGTCCTAGTTATAGATTACCTACGTTTGTTTTCTCTGAAAGAGAACTAGATGGAACACCTAGAATACAAATTAATGATTTGTTGTTCAATACTGATACAATTACAGGAATGAGACAAATGATTAATAGCAATAATAAACGTGTGGATGATACTGCAAAACAACTAAAAGAACAAAAAGAACGTGAAATGAAAGAAGCTTTTGAAAAATCTAAAAAAGTTGCAAGACCTACAGGACCAAAACAATAACAATTTTGGTACTTACATAAAGAGATTTACATGAACTTATACGAAACATTACAAAATGCCGATGCATTTTACATGCCTCCATCTATGGGTTTTCTTCCAAACTCTGATGAAGAAAAAGATAAAAACTCTAGATTTAATAGATGGTTAGATTCTCAAAAACAAATAGACGAAGCAATGCCAACGTCTATTATGAATGAATTAATGCGTGAAGCAGAACTTGAAAGAGATTCGGATGAGTTTGGTTTCTATATGGATCGTGGGAATATTGGAGGAAGTCAACTAAATGAAATAATGAGAGAATCAGAATATCAAGGATCTTCCCCAGTATACGATTTCTCCATTACAAACGATGTTGGCGGTAATGTTTCAGATCCAACTAAGACATCTTATTTTGACATGCAAGGTATTATGTTTCGTGGTCAATCTACTTGGGGTTATGGTTTATTCCCAGATGCAGAACCACCAGAAATATTGGAACTATCTGGACAGAACGCACAAACTTCTGTTTACATTGCAAGAAGAATGCGAGGATATCAATCAGAAAACGGCATCTTTACAACAGCAATGGAAAACAGCCCATATCTTCAGAAATGGCTTACACCAAATGAAGAAGAATCGGAATGGTTAAATAAATGGGCAGATGGTAGTCCTACATTTTATAATGCAGAAGCAAGCATGCCTTTGTCTGCTTATTGGAAAGATTCGGTAATTGATGTATTAGGGCGTGAACCCACAGAACTTGAAAAAGATTGGGATCCTAAAAAAGCAATTGAAGAATTAAAAGTAAGGGATCCAAAACTTGCTAGTTATGTGTTTGAAACTATTGGAATGTCTGAAGATCGATTAGAAGAACTAGCCACAACTCCAAGAAGATTTAGATACTTTATTGCAGATAGCATAGATTTCTATGCATTTACAAAATACATGGCGGATTATACAAAACGTGCAAACTTTGCTGATGAACTTGCTACATTATGGATATCGCCAATGTTAGTAAGTTCTTTAAACAGCAATGATACATTATCAGAAGCAGCGGCTGTAGCTGGTGGTGCTGCGCTTGCTACTACTGTTGTTGGAGCACCCGCTGGAGTTGTATTAATTGCTACAGCAACAGCAAACAAAGCCAAAAGAATTTTTGGTGGTATAGATACAGCATTAGATTTAGCCCAAAGAATTCAAAGAGCTGAGCGATACATTGAATATGGAATTAAAGCAAACAGAGCTGTAAAGACTGTCTTTAAATACCTACCTGGTCAAATTACAGATACTGCCTTTGAGGCTTTGTCTAACAAAATACCAGCATTGGCAAAACTAACAGCAAAAGAAACAGATGGTTTTTGGGCAACAGTAGGTAAATTCTCTGCAAGAACAGCAATTAGTGAATTCTTTCAAGGCATGGCCGAAAGCGTTGTTGGTCAAACAGAATATATTCAGAATGGCTTTAGCGATTCCATTAGTGTGCGTCGCGTTCTTTGGAATGGTGTTGAAGAAGCCATAGGTGCTCCAGTTCTTGGTGGGATTATGAAAGGTGCCAACAGAAGTGGAAAATGGTTAGTAACTGATAACATCTTACCATGGACATATGAATCTTTTGGAATGACAAATACAGATATCAGATCTTTTGTTTCTCCAAGAATAAGAAATAGAGTTAATTTAATTGCTGGAATTATAAATGGAATTCAACTCGATGGTCGTAATCTCAGTGTAGAAGAAGAAGCAAGAATTATATCGGGTCGTTATCGGCTAAATGAAGCTGGTATAATGGTTAATGCAAATAGCAATCTTGGTAATCTTGTTCTTGATGATGCCGATGAACAGAATAATCCACTGGTAGCCACGGTTATAGATATCCTTAGTGGTGGAAACCCAAATAACGACCATATTGCAAGAGCAACATTGGTTAATATACTAACCGCTTCTGTAGATAGAGGACAGGGATTATTACCAAGTTTAACTGTAGAGAATGCTCCACAATTCGATAAAAACGAAGTTGATCATCTTGCGTTTATGCAAGCACAAAGATTTGCATTGGATCAACCAAATGGAACTGAACTATCTGCAAGACTAACAGATGCTGCTTTTAAACACTACTTAATCGTAAATGGATTGGTAAAGAAAAACAAAGATGGTAATTACGATTGGGATGCTTGGAATAAAACAGATCCACAGGAAAAAGATAAATTAAGAAATGAATTCGGTGCTGCTATTGTTTCCAGAGAAACAGCAATACTTAGTAAACTTGGTATTGGTAATATAGATGAACTTAATTCTCTATTCCTTTCCCCAGAGCAGTTGCAGTTACTGGATCAAGCTATTCAAGAAAATGGAACAGCAGGAGCAAGGGTTGATTTAGGTAATCTTCCAACAGGAACAATAAATACTGTTGTTAATCCTCCAACCCCAGCACCAACTCCAGCAGCAACCCCAGCACCA